GCAAAATGAATATAGTACAAGACAAAGGGTGTGCCACTTATCTTGATACTATTGAAAGAAAAGAGAATGACACCATTAATAACATTTCTGAACTCAAAGAGTTAAACAATGGGGATGAAGGAATTCAGGTAAGCGAAGAAGACATCAACATGTTTGGCGCTGGTTATAAACCAGATGAATATGTTTTTTTAAGAGAACAGTTTGATGAATGGGTTACACGCCACGAGGCAAAAACAAAAGCACAAGAAGAATTATTTAAAGCATTGTGTATGGCTCAACTTTTAATAAGAAGGGCTCAACAACAAAATAATCCTAAAGGTGTGGCAGAAGCATTTAAGTCATTTCAAGATTTATTGGGTTCTGCAAATCTAAAACCTAATCAAAACAACGATAATTCATTGGTTGAACAAAACACGTTTGGAACATTAATTAAGAAATGGGAAGATGAACAACCAATACCTGAATTAGATGAAGAATTTAGAGATGTTGATTATATTAAAAAATACATAGATACATTCTTCTTTGGTCATCTATCAAAAGCTATGAAAATAGAGAATGATTATGCAGCAAAATACGAAGAAGTAATGTCAAAATATACTGTAACAAAACAAGAATATGAGGAAGAACTTCTCGATGATGAGGAGGACGACCTTGGAGAATAAAAAATTAACAGAACAAGAAGTTTTACAGGGCAAAGCACAAAAAATAATGAATACAATTGCACGTAAAGCTTCTTTTTATAGGGAAAATCCACATATTTTTTGTAAGGAATATCTTAATTTAAACTTAAAACTCTTTCAAAAAATTTTAATTTGTATGATGAATTTTAAGAATTATTTTATGTTCCTTGCATGTCGTGGCTTAGGTAAAACGTATCTCACTGCAATTTTTTGTGTCGTGAGATGTATTTTATATCCAGGAACAAGAATATGTGTTGCATCGGGCAGAAGAAGGCAGGCAATAGAAGTAATTGAAAAAATAACTACAATTTTAATGCCGGCATCTTCTAATCTGCGGAGCGAAATAAAGGATTTTTCAACAAGTCAAGCAGATGCTTATGTTGACTTTCATAATGGCTCAAGAATAAAGGTTGTAACGGCGTCAGACAATGCCAGGGGTGCAAGGGCAAATATTTTAGTTTGCGATGAGTTCAGGTTGGTGCCTTTAAATGTTATTCAAGCAGTTTTAAGAAAATTCTTAATTGCACCAAGGCAACCAGGCTATTTGAACAAAAAACAATATCAGCATTTAACTGAAAGAAATAAAGAGATTTATATGTCTTCTTGCTGGTATAAATCACACTGGTCTTATGAAAAGGCAAAATCATATACAGCACAATTAGTAGATACAAAAAGAAAGTATTTTATTTGTGCGCTTCCATATCAACTTGCTATTAAAGAAAATCTTTTAAGTAAGGAACAAGTTGAAGATGAAATGTCAGAAAGTGATTTTAATGAAGTTACTTGGTCTATGGAAATGGAGTGTTTATTCTTTTCTGATGATGAAGGTGGTTTATATAATTATGAAGACATTTCAAAAAACAGAAAAATTCATTATCCGTGTTTTCCAGCAAATGGCGAATGTAGATTAAATGACAAAAGATTGCTGATTCAAAATAAATTGCCGGGAGAAATCAGAATTTTATCTGCCGATATTGCTCTTATGTCATCAAATGTCAATAATAACGATGCAACATCAATATTTTTGAATCAGTTAATGCCAACAGGTTCTAATAAGTTAGTTAGCAATATTACTTATTCCAAAAACCAGGAAGGGTTAAGAACAGATGAGCAGGCCCTTGCAATAAGAAAACTTGTAGATGAATTTGATGCTGACTATTTAGTAATTGACTGTAAAGGAGTTGGATTAGGTGTAGTTGACTTAATTATGGCCGACTTATATGATCCAAACACAGGAATAACTTATCCAGCACTTTCGTGTTGTAACAATAAGGAAATTGCAGATAGATGTAGGGTTCCAGATGCACCAAAGAAAATATATGCAATAAATGGTAACTCAACATTCAACTCACAGTGTGCATTGGGATTAAGAGAGGCATTAAAGCAAAATCAGGTTAGACTCTTGGTTTCTGAATATGATGCAGAAGATTTGTTAATGGATATTCCTGGATATAACAAGTTATCACCTCAAGACAAAATAAACCTAAAAATACCATATTTAAACACTACCTTGCTAGCGAATGAGCTTGTAGAACTTGAATATGAAACAAAAGATAATGTTATAAAAGTTAAAGAAAAAGCTGGTAAAAGAAAAGATAGGTACAGTTCTTTAAGCTATAACATTTATCTGGCAAAAGAGAAGGAACGAGAGTTGAGGGCAGCAATGTCAAATCCTTCAGTTGAAGATTTGGTTTTTAAGTTTCGTTCACCAAAAATAAAATCTAAATATTAAAAGGAGGGGTAATGAAAAGAAAAGATTTAGAGCAGCGAATAATTGAGTTGGAAAACTTAAATAAGCAAAATTTAGATAAGTACAATTCAGATATGCAATATTTTGCAAAGAATCTATTAAAAGCAACAATTAAAAACGCCCAAAACAATACATCGGCAAATAAAGCAACAACTTTCTCTAAATATAAAAAGGAAGACATTATTGAATGGCTTAAAAATCCTGCAAGTAATGAGAAAAACTTAAGAGATGCTTCTATTTATATGTATTTATCATCAATGCACTATCAACGATTAATAAGTTATTATTCAAATCTTTATACCTGGGCATACATTATTTCTCCAGTTAATTTTGATAGAGGTAAGATTGAGGGTAAGAAAGTTGAAACTTTTAAGAAACAATACCTTAAATCAGTTCACGAAATGGAGAATTTGCACTTAAAGAATATGGGGCAAATGATTTTAACAGTCGCTTTAAGAGAAGGTACATTCTACGGGATTAGAGTGTCAGATGGAACCACTTCCATTATTCAAAGAATTAATCCAGATATTTGCAAAATATCATCTATGGTAGATGGTGTTTTTTTATATTCTGTTGATATGTCAAAGATAGGGAAAGATAAACTTTCTTTTTATCCTCAAATAATTTCTGATTTATATGCAGAATACGAAAAGGATAAACAAAAGTGGAAGGAAATACCAATGGATGTTTCTGTTTGTGTTAAGGCAGATACAAGTATTTTAGAGTATTCAATACCTTGTTTTGCCTCAACAATGCCATCTCTATACACAATCGAAAATGCATCACAATTACAGGAAACAAAAGACGAGTTGAATAATTACAAAATGTTAGCAGGGCAGGTTCCTACAGATGATGCTGGGAAACCATTGATGTCTTGGGACTTATACTTAAAGTATTATAATCATCTTGCTAATGCAGTTGGTGACGGAGTTGGCCTTGCAATTTCGCCGTTTAACCTAAAATCATTTGACTTTGAGCAAAGTGGTTCGACGGCAGAAATAGACAATGTAAGCAGGGCTATAAATAACTATTGGACAACGGCAGGTACTTCAGGACTATTGCACGGCGTAACAAATAACACATCGGGAGTAACAAAGTTAGCAATCAAAAATGATGAAAATTATATTATTGGCATTATTGAACAAATAGAAAGATTAGTAAATTTACATCTTAAGACAAGTATAACTGGTTCATTTAAGTTTAAAATTTCTATTTTGCCTGTGACCATATATAATCGTGAAGAATTTATTGAAATGTATAAGGGCGCAGTTGCTTTTGGACTTGGAAAGTCGCATTATGCTGCTGTGCTTGGAATTCCTCAAGGAGATATTGAAGGGTTATCGTATTTGGAAAATGATGTGTTACAAATTGATTCGATACTCGTTCCAATGACTAATAGCCATAACTCTACAGGAGTGAAATCACAAGGAAGACCACAAGTAGACGAGGAGGATTTGTCGGATGGCGGAGAAAAGACCAGAGATAATGATTCCAATAGTAATCAGTAATTGGAGGATATATGGAAAATAAACAGGGAAAATTAGTAAAAATTTATGATAAAAAAATCGCCGATGCTTTACAAGACGGCGGTTTTTCTTATATGACAGAACTTCAAAACAATAGAGAAGTTTATGTTTTTATACAGTCGGCAGAACTAATGAAATTATTAGGTTCTACATACACAACAACCGAGCTGACTGTTGACACTAAATTAAGATTTTAATTAGGAGAATAAAGTGAAACGTGAATCAGTTAAGTTTAATGCAAAAATAACTCCTGTTAAACCTTTAAATGATGAGATGACATTGTGCAAATGTTATGTAATGGCGGTTGGTAAAAACAGGAATTATTCTTGTATTAGTAAAGAAGCAGTGGAAGATGCACTTCCAACAATTTACAACATACCTGTTGTTGGACATATGTATGTTGGGGAAGATGGTGAATATCACATGGGAGGACACGACTTTGAAGTTGCACGAGACGAAAATAATAAATTAATTTTTAAAAGCGTATGCGTGCCTTATGGCGTTGTCCCTGAAAACAATGATATGCACTTTGAAACAATAATTGATAGTATGGGAAACGAAGCAACTTATTTGGTTTCAAATGTTGTTTTGTGGACTGGAAGATATCCTGATTTGTTTAAGGCTGTTTATGACGAAAATCTATACTTTGGTCAGAGTATGGAAATTGACATAAAATCAAGCGAAGCCTTAAAGGATGACGGTAGGTATGTTGATATTAAAGAGTTTGCTTTTTCAGCATTGTGTTTGCTTGGAAAAAGTAAAGATAAAGAATATCATGTTGAACCTTGTTTTCCAGATAGCCGTATAGAGCCAT